ACCCAAATAGTAAACAAATAAACAAATGGTGACAATCATAGCACACCCAATAAAATAAATCATAATTAAGAAGGATCAACGTAAGATAAAGTATCTACAGGAGCATGTTCACGAACGTAATTTAATACACTCATAAACTCTTCAGGAGTATCACACTCTACAGTTTTTTTATCTCCTTCATTAGAGTAAATGTAAACTGTTCTTCTAGCTGTGTCTACCACACACCGAGTTAAATATTCATCTTCCATAAATTACCCTCAATATCCCATCACTATAAAGCATATGGAATGGTTTGTCAAGATGCTGGTCGGGCATACCAAAAAGACAACACAAATCTTTCTGCTGCTCCTACCTCACTTACATAATGAAGGTGCTGAGAATTAGAGAATATAATTAACTTTCCTGGTTCAGGTTTGATTTCCATATCTTCAAAGCAAGTAGAACCACCTGTGAAATTATTATTCAGATAAAGCATTGCTGCAAATACATCTGGTTCATGCACATTATTATCATCAATATGTGGTTTCATAAATGTGCCAATCGGCCATCTAACAACTCCAACATACTGTAATTTTATATTATCATCAAAAGTTTTACATAAAGTAGTTACATCATTTATAACACTACTAAAAAGTTCATCCTTTGATTCAGTAAGATGAATAGGATCTACATTACCACCAAGATATTTTGCACCATAGTTTTGATCAAACTTAAACTTTGGTATATCTGGATTGGCAGTTAAACTTTCATTTGGATTTGAGTGAGTTACTCTCTCAACAAAACTATCTTCCTTGTCAAATAAATCTATAAAAGATTGGCACAGAGGAGGATCTAAAAATCCATCCTCAACATAAAGTAATTTCCTCATACAGTAATAATATTCGGAGGACCACTAAAGTTAGGATCCTTATAATCTTTATCTGGATAATCTTCCCATCCATCACCTTGATATTCAACAACCAATGGATTGCAATCTTTCCTCTCTGCATATACATGATAGAAACAATCTATTGGCATTCCACCATTCGACTGGAGGTATATCTTTTGATCATCCCATCTCTTTATAATAATATCTTGATGAGCACCTATTGGTTGAAGTTGTACAGTTATACTCTGAATATGAACCAATCCCTTCCAATAGTTTGGTAAGAATATATCCTTTCCTCTTCTTAATCTACCTCTAAAGTAAACTCCAACTTCTGGTCCCTCAATACATGCATAACGAAGACGATTACCTTCACCCTTAGTAGGATGCTGCATATCAAATGGTTTTGGTTTTGAATCTGCAACAGCAAATCTGGCAGCAAGTCTTCCTTTATTACCACCATCTATATCACCAGTAACATATAAGTCTCCGTCAATATAACAACTATTAACAGTTCCACCACCAGTCACATACAAAGCATTATCAGTAGCAGGAGTTCCTAATATTTGCGAATTTCCTACCTGAGTTACCGTCCAAGGAAAAAGAAGTGGATTTCCTACTTGAGTTGTATTTCCAGTTATATTAAGAGCCCAAGGAGTTCCATCATCACCCTCTAACCTTGTGTTACCCTTTACATGAACTGAACGACTTGCAGGAGTACAATCTGGATCTTCATTCTTAGTTCTTGCTACCATTAGTGTAGCAACGTTTTTTTCAAAACCTCCTACTTCTTGATTAGGAGCACCAAGAACAACTGGACCTTCCATGTGAGCAGATCCATTGATTTTTATATCTCCTTCTTTAATAGCAGGAACATATCCCGTTCCTACTCTTAACTGTCCACCAACAGTTACGTCGTCAAATGTATAAGACATTTTTAACCTCCTACCTCTCCAGATGCTGAACTTGCTACTACATTATTTTTATCCACTACTGGTTGCCCATTAGTCTTAGAATTTTTAACAGCACAAGCATCAGTAACACCTTTAATTAAAGATCCATATATTGTCAAACATGTATTAGCAGCTATATCCATAATACCTGTACTAGTAATTTTTGTCAATACCTTAGAGTCAAAAATTATCTTTTTAGTTTCATGAATAGTAAAAGTTTCAGTAGCAGTGCATTTAATATGACCTTTAGAACCACCCTCACCAATAGCAATCAACTCTATGTCAGTTCCTTGCAATCTAATCTTACCATTTGTAGCAGTTATACAAATATTTCCATTAATAGCATTAATAGCAATAGTATCTTGAGGTTCAGTATTATCCTCCCCTGCTAAAACTTGAAAATTGCCAGGACTTATTGAAGAAGTCCAACCTTTCCTCTGACCATCAACATCCAAAAATAAACTATGACGACCATCAGGAGTGTCAAGCATCACACCTGCGGTAACATCAGCCTTTTTATGAATATGACCAAATTTAATTGATCCCTTATCAGTGCCATATTTTACAGCACTATAATTTTGTTTTGAAGTAATAGTAGGATTAGATTCCTTTCCTACTTGTTCTCTACCTGGAAGTCTAGAAAGACCTTGATTACGTGCTGAACCTTGTGCCATAATTATTAAATAAGATTATTTGGAGTACCAGGAATGTTAAGTCTTGGATCATTACTATTAATGTCTGTACCCTGTCTCTGAATTGCAGATGGAGGAGTAGTAACTGTAGCATCGATACTTTCCTGTAGTGTATCATAAATCTGAACCAATTTACCAGGAGTTTCATAATATCCTGCATAACGAATACCATCTTTATAGAAGACAGAACCATAGTAAGGTTTACCATCATAGAATCCTGTCCTCTTCAATCCAACTAAATCAGTTACTTGAATTAATTGTTCAGGTCTAGGAATACCAATAGGATCTCTAACTATTTTAAATTTAGGTACAAATTGAGCACCAATTCCTGTAGGTACTTTAGGATAAACCGATCTAACATTAATTTCAGGCCATTCAGTAAATCCACTAAGTTTTTTCACAACGGTACTAGCCGTTTTCTCTTCAGGTAGAGTGGGAAGTTCTCCAGGTGGGGTAGGAGGTTGTCCAGGAGGTGGGGTAAGTGGTGGATCTGTTACAATGCGATCTGGAGGTAAAATAGGTGGTGGGGGATATATTACCCGTTCTATTTGACCAAAAGGACCAAACTCAGGTTCAAAACATTCTTCTTCACCAGTAACAGTATTCTTAATACATACAATATCTCCTGGTCCATAATTAATGTTACCATCACCAACTGGAATAATATCAGTCAATTCTAAATTAACAGGATAAGAAGGTGTTGTATCTCCAGGTGAGACAGGAGGTGTCCACCCATTACCAGGATCATAGACAACCACATCAGTAACAATACCAACTCCAGATATTTTCTTTGGGCATGGAGGTGGAATAAGAGAAGCAGATATTCCCATAGGATTATCCGTCCAAGGTTTAGCAACTCCTGTTCCTAATTTAGTTTTCTTAGTAATTTTAATTGCGACAACTGCAGGGTTTTGACTAAAAGGTGCTTGAAAATCCAAATTAGTTAAAATTACTTCTATTTTATGTTTTCCTCTTGTAGCTTGAAACATATGAATCTGCATACCATCTTGCACATAATGACCAGCTTTACATATCTCATGACCATCAAGTTTAACAATTACTGAATCATCTGCTGCTGCTTGTATATCATAAGTTCCCCTTTCAGGAAAATCAACATCCTCCCATATAAAATTCCACGTCTTACCATTAAAATTAGCTATATACTCTTCATCGGTGTTCCAAGTAGGAGTAATAAAAGGGCCTAAAGGACCATTTGAATAAGTGCTTATTGGAGGACCAGAATAAGAAACTCCATCTTTTACTGATCCACCACTCAATCCTCCACCCAATATAGTCTCAACTGAATCTTTAGAAGGAACTTTAAACTTACAAAATCTTCCTTGCATACCATAAAACTTTCCATCAGAAACAGAACATATAAGATCATCAAAAGAAGTATCAGTCCAATCTTCCATCTGAACCACTTGTTCTCCTTTATTCCTTAATTTGATATTTGAATTATTATTTTGATTTTCAGCTGCATTTGGTGGATATATGTAAACATCTTTTGTTACAGTTCCACTTCTACCTGTTCTAGTCCAAACTTTATCACCAACAGCAAATTTATTAATAGCAACACCAGCAGTTCTTGGATTATCATTCCAACTTAAGGTAATAGTTGTTCTAACTCTTTCTGCTGAAATACCTCCTATAACTTTAAATCCCTTACCATCATCAGTAAATTTAACTGTACCTCCAACCGTTTTAACAATTGTAATTGTAGCATTGGCATCATTACCATCACCATCTTTTAATTTAACAGTTGTTCCATTATTAGTTACATTTATAGGAGAATTTGCTGGATGCAACCCAGTATATACAACAGGAACATTACTACTTTTAGCTTTTTTACTATTACTTGTAAATTCAACCTCATATTCTTTACCAACTTCCACATTTACCGTTTTAGTATCATTAAATTGGTTGCTATCTCCATACGCCTTTCCAGCAGAATATAAACCTTTTATATCAATATTATTACCATATAAAGAAGCTGAAGAAGATTTAATAATAACATCTACATTAGTAGCTCCCTTAGTAACTTTTTTAGTTGAACTTTGTTTTTCAGCCCAATCTGCAGTGCTAAAAATCTTTTTATCAATAAAAGACCAATTCTTTTTCTGATCATTACTTACTTCAATTCTTATTTCATGCTGACCTGCTTCTAAGAATTTTTTACCCATAACAGGAGATGCTGAGTCATATAGACTAATTCTCGGTTTTGTACTTGGTCCAATAACTTCTTGATCATCAATAAAAACCTTACCATTATAATCTACACTAGCCTTCACTCCATAAAATCCTTTATAAGGAGCATCAACTGTCCATTTATTTGAATATGCAACTCCAGCACCATCACTATTATCAGTTCCTAAAGGAGGAATAGGAGAAATAGCATAACGATTCATAAATTTAGCCCATCTAGAGTTTCTAACTGGATACCAAGAATGGTCAATATTCTTAACGTCTCTAGTAGTCCACATGGGATTATTAGGGCATCTACCTTCTTGCAATTGAGGTGGTTCTTTAAAATAATCTTTATCAGGTAAAGGAGCATCAATTGACATTGCCACACCCATCGGATTTTGATTCCAAGACTTAGCAGAAATAACCTCTATATGATTAATAACAAAAGCAGTCTTAACATCCACAGCAAGAGCCATAGGATTTCCCTTTGCCAATGGCTTACCTGGAATCTGTTCTAATTCAGCTTTTAAACTATAAGTACCATGTCTAAAATACATAACCTCAAATGATTTTCCTGTTGCTGTAGAACCATCTCCACGAATTTTAAATCCATCCTTTCTTATTACAATATCTTCTCTTCCAGGATGACTAAATGTAAGAACTACATTATCATCAACCATTATTTCAACCGAATAATTTCCATCTTCAGGAAATTTAAGATTACTCCATGCAATTTCATGAGTTCCTGCATAATCATCATTAGAGGCATTTGGATAATCAGGATATCCTAATACATTTTCACTAACCTTCTCAATCATATCAATTGGAGTAACTCCAGTAATCTTTAAATTACCATTCTGATCATATCCATTATCATAATCATCATCATAACCAATAGTTGTTTTATCAACACCTATTACCGAACCAGCACCACT